GGATATTTATTTTTTAAAATATTTGCTCCTAAAACAGTTTCTTTTTCATCTAAAATGTTTATATTTAAAGTTAAATTTTTTAATTCTTCATAATTTAATAACTCATAATTTATTATTTTATTAGCCATCGTTTCTTCTATATAATGAATTAAAGTACCAAATTCTGTAGCAATTGAACCTTTACTTATGAAATTATGATCTTCATATATTAATTTATATTTTCAAGCACATTGTTTAAAAGTATCTAATTTAGAATAAGAAAATTTTTTCTTTTTTTGTTCTTGCATAAATAAAAATTATCCTTTCTTTAAAATAATTATATATATAAATATATACATTTTGAAAACTTTAAATTTCAGCTAAATTAGATATATTGAAAGGAGATTTTAAAATGATTTTAGTCGATATTCCATACATGACAGAATATAATTATGATAAAATGTCAACACATTTAAAATTCTTTTCAAAAAAATATTTTCAAATAATTAAAAGAAGTAAAGATAAAAAAAATGTTACAATAAGAAACAGATTAAATAAGATAGCAGATCATTTTAATTTCGATATTAATATATATAATATAATAGATATAATATTAAATAATTTTTATTTAGACTTAGAAACAAAAACTTTAAATTTAAAAAATAATTATTATAAAAATTTAGATTTAATTACTATCTATAACCTAATAAATAAAGGAAATTTAAGTTTAAAAGGAACTAATTTATTCTATGAAATTATTGAAAATACTTTAGTGTTCTTAAATCATTTATATAATGAAAAGGAGAAAATATTAAAATGAGTATAAGATTTTATGATGAAGCAGTAGTTAATAAAATTAAAAAATGAATTGCTGATCCTAATATGGTTATTTTAAAACCTAATGAAGTAAATCGATTATTTCAAATTACTGCGGATCAAAATAATGATAAGCCTTTAACATTACCTTTAATAGCAATTTCTAGAGATACAAATATAAATCTTTCAATTCCTACTAAAAGAAGTTTATCTTGCGATGGAAAGAAAGTAGAGTACAATGAAGAAAAAACAAAATAATTATATCATATTCCTATTCAAATATCTTATCAATTAGATATTTATACACAAAAATTTATAGAGGGAGATGAATATTTAAGAAATTTTATTTTTAATTTAATAAATAGTCCTGATATGAAAATTGAAATTCCTTATAATAATTCTTCTATAAATCACACTTGTTATATAAGATTAAATCCTACAATATCAGATAACAGTGATATAGCTGAAAAATTATTTTCAGACCAATTTACTAGATGAACTTTAAACTTTACAGTAGAAGATGCTTTTATTTATAGTATTCCAATTTTACAAAATAAGAGAATAGAAGATGTTGAAGGTATTATTAAAAATAAATTATAAATTTCTAAGCTAAATTATATGATAAAATTAATTATTAATAAAAAGGAGAATGTAGTATGCCAACAATTACAATTAGAGAAATTGATAATACGGGTTCTGGTAGTTATTCTTATGTTGAAAATACTGTATTAGTTCCAGGTATTAAAGTAGAAGCAACTAAAGATGATTCTAAGATTACTTTAGATGGTTTCTATACAAATAAAAAGGATTTTACAGATAAAGTCGATTCAATTATCGATTCAATTGAAGACGCTTCAAGTGATATTACAACATTATTAGAAGATGATTCTATAACATATGTATTAACACTTTTAAATCAAGGATTACCTGTACAATATTTTGGTGCTTACACTGATATAGAGGAAGCAGAAAAGTTAAACGCTACACAATGTTCAGACTTATACGAAGATTATAAGGATAAAGGATTATATGATTTATTATTTATAACTACAGGTGTTATTGATAATATAAATATGTCAAATGCAGCAATTGAATGTGCCGCTGAAAGAGGAGATTCTGTTGCGATATTATCAACTAGTTCAGATTATAGAAATTATTCATTCGTTGACACAGAAGATGAAGATGGAAATACATTAAAAGTATGAACTAAAAGTGATGCAACAATAACTTATGCTAATAATAAAAAATTAGCTGAAGCAGTTGATAATACAGTAAATTATAATTTAACATCAGCTAAAAATGATGTAACTAGAACAGGTGTAACATTTGCGCGAACAACAGAAAAAGCAGGAAATTATGCAGCAGTATTTGCTCCAATGTTTCAATCTTCAAGTATAAAAGATTATAATGGAAAAGCAGTAAATAAATTATTCCCTGCTAGCTTAAATTACTTAGTAGCTTATTCAAGTTCTGTTGGAAAAGGAACTCCTGAATGATTTGCAATAGCAGGTTCAGTTAGAGGAATATCACCTTTAGCACCTATTCAATTAAGTGAAGAATATGGAGATGCTGCTATTAATATTTTCCAACCAAGAACTACTCAAACAATTAATGGAAAAACTTCAGGAGAAAATCATATTGCTACAAATGTTATAGCAAATGTCAAACCTTATGGAAATGTTATTTGGGGAAATAGAACAATGCATCCATTAAGTGCTCCTAAATCAGGAGGAGATGTTCAATTAATTGCTTCTGATTTCTTAAATATTAGATTATTAGCTTGTAGTTTAAAGAAAACATTATATAGAGCATCTAGAACTAGAACATTTGAACCTAATTCAGATACATTATGGTTTAATTTTAAAAATGATGTTGAACCTTTATTAGAAACAATGAAAGCAAATCAAGGAATTAGAGGATATAAAATAACTAAAATTCCTACAAGTAAAAAAGCAGTTTTATCAGCAAGAGTTACAATTGCACCAATTGAAGCAGTAGAAGATTTCGATTTCACAATTGAATTCACAGATTCAATTGAGGTTATTAATAGTAAAGGAGGTAAGTAAAAATGTCAGAGAGATTAGGAACTTATCATATTAGTCAAAATATTCAGGATTATGAGTCAGCAAGAAGTAATTTCTTCACATTATTAATTGAAGATTTAGGAGATTTAGTATATCCACAATTTGCTTATACAGGTGAAAATGAAGATAATGAGTATGTAACAGGTAAAAATACAGGAAGAACAGCTCAAGATATTATTAAACTAAGTGTTAACAAATCATTTGTTCCTCATTTTGATTTAGGACAAATTGAAGTTAAACGTGGAAATTCAGTTGTTAAATTTGCAGATGTACCAACATGGCAATCAGGAACATTAGATTTCCAAGATTTTGTAGGATTAGAAACTAAAAACGTTTTAATGGCATGACAAGCATTAGCTTATGATGTTATAACAGATACTCAAGGACGTGCAGGAACTTGAACAGATGAAAATGGAGTAGTACATAAAGGATATAAACATGATTGTACATTAATTGAATATACTCCAGATCATAAACAAATTAGATATTGGAAATTAATTGGTTGTTGGATTTCAAGTATTAGTGAAAGTCCATTTGATGTAGAGGCATCAGGTGCAAGACAAATTTCAGTAACACTTCAATACGATAGAGCAGTTATGCACATGCCTGATGAAATATTTGCAAAAGAGGATTAATATCCTCTTTTCTTTTTGAATTAAAAAATTATAAAATTATAAAAAGCTAAATTTAATGTATGAAAGGAATGATTAAATAATATGAATAAAAGAATAATTGCATTAGAAATTCCTGAGACATTACGTCAAAGGCTAAAAAAAGAATCTTTTGATAGTGATATATCAATGTCAGCATTTATAAGAAATATTTTGAATGAACACTTATCTGAAGATAATAGTAGAATATTCGTTAATTTAGATGAAACTACTAAAATGGAATTAGAAAAATTAAGATATACTTATTCTTGTTCTATTCCAGATATTATTGCTATGATTATAAAAGATTATATTAGACGTTATTATTTACAAAAGGAGAGAGGATACGATGAGTAATATAGAATATACTATTTGTGAAGACTACACTCTTCCATCAAAAGCAAGAATATATAAAAATAGTTTTGATCCTAGAATTAAATTAAGAAGTATGACAGTAAGAGATGAAATGAAAAGAACATCTAATTCCCAATATATTTATAAAAATTTGTGTGAAATTATAGATGATTGTTTATTAACTAAATTACCTATATCTTGCTATGATATGTGTATGGCAGATTACGAGTATTTATTACATAAACTAAGAGTTGTTACTTACGGACCTGAATATAAAATGGTTGTAGGATGTCCTCATTGTGATGCTGTATATAATTCTAAAATTGATTTAGATTCTTTAAAAATTAAAGATTATGATGAAGATAAATTTAATGAATTATTATCTTTTGAGTTACCTGCTTCTAAACGTAAT